GAAGATGTCCCCGGATTCAGGAGAGGATTGCATGCCCGGAGTCGTGAATTGGTTCGCGACCCGGGATGCAGAGAGCAAGTCGTTCACACTTGGCATGTTTTACATTCCAACAGGGACATTCCACATTCCGTCTGAAGGGTTACCGAGTCTGGACTTGGTCTCAGACCGGTATCGCTCTGCCCATTTGCGTAGAGTCGATATCGGGGTGTTCGTCGGCATTGACCACAGTTCGTTGAGAAGGTCATTCCCTTCCAGCGTATTCTGCCCGTCGAACGGTGGTTTCCCTTCGTCTGTCTTACCGTAAGTCTTCGTGGTCGCAAAAAGCTGTTGCAGTCCTTCGTCTGAGATATCTTCCAGGTTTCCCGCAGTAAGGTTACTGTACACACTGGACGAGAAACCACTTGCGTCCGCGTCGGGGTCCACCCCCCAAGCTTGGAGGGTAGGTGAATTCTCAAACACCGACCGGCGAGCGTCGTGTCGAGCGTTTTTGTTCTCTGGGGTGTTCGGCGAATCAGGCTTGAACGGTGAGACAGCCATCGGATTATCACCACTCTTAAACCGAGCCGCCGCGCCCGGGAACCTTGCCTGAGCTTTGTCGCTCATCGGATTCAGTCCACCTTCAACAGCTTTTCGGAACCGGAAGGCCTCAGACCGGTCCTTCTGTTCCTGTCGTCGAACCTGTCGGCTACTCATTCCGCCATTCTGGTCCCGGAAGTCCTTCTGTCGTTTCTCCTGCTCTGCATATTTGCGAGCGAAATACTCTTTCTCCTTTGGCGTTCCACGTGCTGGACGATCCTTATCCTTTGGCAACATACCTGTAGCGTACCGTGGGTCACTGCTGATCCGGCCGTCAACGCCGGGAGTTGTTGGGCCGTACCCATACTTCTCCTGAGTAGACAATCGATCGTACCAGCCAGTGCCACCCGACTGTGCATACTCTCCACTTGGAGACAACGCCCCTCCCGCACCAAACCGGCCCTGCATACCAGAAAACATCGGGTTCTGGTTTTCAATACGTCTGCTTTGACCAGCTCGATCCATCGGCAGGCCTTGAGCGTATGCCTGCCCTTCAGTGATTGAAGGCAGAGGGCTGTACCCGTTTGACAATGCCGGGATATCCATGGGGGCCATACCAGCCTGCATGGATGACGTCACGCGTGGGGTATCGACCAGGGCTCGATATCGCTGGTCAGATTCAGTGCCTCCCTCATATCCCCGAGGAGTAGAATTGTATGGCTGTGGAGCTGGAGGCAAAAGCCCTGGATTGGCCCGGTTCAAGTACCCGTCGAAAGATCGATCTGGGGTGATTACTTTCAGCGGGGAGTTCGGTGCCATCGGATTACCGGGGCTTATCAACTGCTTAGGGGAAGCAGGCTGCACGGGAGCCATAGCTGCTGATATCGGATTCTCCGCCATTCGACCCAGTACAGCGGCTGCGGCTGCCACCTGATCATACCCAGCCCCTGGTACACCAGAATCTGCTGGCCTTCTGAGTGGGTTCTGTGCGGACCCTGGCTGCCCAAAAGTATTGTCTGGAAGGTTCACACGTCCATGCCACTCTTTTGGCATGTACCAAGTCGGGGGTACAGCATTCGCCCGGGTTTGCGGTACACGCTGGTAATCAGGCACACGATTGAACAGTGGGTTACGTGAGCGAGGGGCAACCATCCGATGATCTCCGTGAAATTAGACTTGCGGTGAGGGATGATACCTGATAAGCGATCTGCGACACAAGGGAGAATACGGCGGGCTCTGGCCGATCGACCAGAGCCCTCCCAGTGCCGCATTTTTGCAGTGCATTACTCTGCTGCCGTAACTATGATCACAGGCCAAGCATTCGGCAGCGGAACCCAGCGAGGTCGATCCGCTGCCACTTGATGACGGTATCCCTGTCAGCAATTTCTGCTTAAAGCCACACGATCCAGCATGTCAGTGCCAGAATTATTAGCCAGTATGGGTACGATCTCAGTGTCTTCATTGTTCCTCCGTCCTGCAAAAATGAGTCCATCGGGGGCGTATAACTTTCTCCCAATACTCCGGCCTGTATGGGCTGCGACTTCTGTCCATGAACAGGCAGTCCGACTCAGCTCTGCTGAGGTGGTTACCTATCCAAAACTCCCTGCCAGCGTATGACTGCCCAACTGCCCTCCAGTCTCTACTGGCAACGTCCTTTATCCTCCACCACCAGAAAGCACCGGAGTAGTGCCACCCATAGCGACTTTGTACCGATATGCTGTTACGACTACGGAATGATCCGGTAGAGGAGAACCACTCCAGTGACCGCAAAACCTTCCTCATGTGGTCGAGGTTGGACCGGTACATCACGTCAGCCCATTCTCTGATAATCGGAGGGGAGTCCCCGTCATACTTCACACCCTTGGCGTGGGATGAGAACACTACATCGTTGTCAGCCGCCTCCTTCATCGGAAGGAGTTCGAGACTGGGTACCCACGTCATTACCTCCCCCAGCTTTCGGCTATTGCGACTTACTACGACTTCATCCCAGTTGAGTCCGATTGACTGACAGAAGTCAACAACTTCTACCGGGGAAAAAGTGGACTCGTCGAAGTTGATACCGAGTATCTTCCGCCCGTTGAATACCTTCCACCTTTTTTGAAGCTGCAGGAAGTTCCACGTCCAGGCTTGTGTAGCATTTCGAAAAGGGCAGACATGGTATGTGAGGTGGCATGTCGGATTGGACAGGTCGCGGAAGTTAGAACAGTCAAGCATCCTCAACTGGAGAGGGGTAAGTCTGGGCGTACCTTTCCGCACGAGGTTAGCTTTCCGACTCGGTTTCTCCAGAGTCCTGCATATCTGCTGCAGCTTCGTCGAGGTCGATCTTGGATTCAATTTTTCCCTCCTCAATGAGACAAGCCTCTTCAAGCCAGCGTGAAATGAGGACCCTGCCTACCGCACCCCCGGTTGTAATCGCGTCCGTGTGCATCAGTATCTTTGCCCACAGAGCAGCTTTGGCTTTCTTTGAATTCTTTTCTATCTCCTCCACCCAATAATCATGCCGTTGTCGTACCTCCTCTGGGGTAAGTCTATTCAGAAGCAGCATCGTCTGCTTGCATCCCCCACATGGAACGCCCCCCACTCGTTTGAAAATCGCCAGCAGGATAGTTCCTATTTTCGACTTTACATTGACCTCCGTCATGGACCTCTCATGGGCAACATGCAGTCTCATCTTCCTTTGAATCCGGAGGTATTCCTGTGAGAGAGGTGAGTTCGGATCAGCAGCTATCTTCTGCTTCCAGTGGTTAGGTATGTCGCGATGGATCACGCTGACACACTCCCTGAAAGATTACAGCAATAATTGGCGTCTGGTTGCAATCCATAGTCGCCGCACGGCACGCACTCAAATACCTGAGTCTGCCCGTCAGTTCCCGGAGTCAGGTCAAGCGATATGTCATTGCAGAGGCAGTAAGATTCACTGACTGGGATCTCTGCACAGAAAGTTGTTTGTATCCACGGCATTACGATTGCCCCTTGTTATGTACCGCGTATCCATCCGCTTGGAAACTGTTCGAACCTGACACCTCCAGATTGTGGACAGTAAACCTTCCCTTGAACGCTTTGACAGACGTGAGTGTTTTATTAAGAGGAAGCCTCTGCCCTTTTACCAACTGACCAGCTTCGATAGTGGACACCATGTCAAGTGCAAAGAAAGGGTGTTCCGGCGTGACTCCTGTCTGCGTGCCCTGCTCATCTGTGAGTTGCACCAGAGCCCCGACTTCGTCTGTATAAAGCCGAACGACCTGTACGGTGTCCCCGTGGATGTCTATGACGTCATCCCCGACTTTCAACGACTCGATTGGTACTTCTCCTGCCGGAGTGCGTACCAACGTACCGGAAACAAAGCACGCAGCTTGCCACGTCCACACGCAGGAACTGGGGCACTCAGGAGTGGTTCCAAACATCAGCAGCAAAGGGTCGCAGCTTATCAAGTCAAGTCTATAATACTGAGCAGTTGATGCCGGGTACCACGTGTGAGAGAGATCTCCGTCAGCAATGTACATCCACCACTCCGACTCGCCCGTAGAGGGATTGACGCAGCAAAAGACGAGCACTGTCCCGTTCGACAACTCAGCTTCCGGGCACCACGCCGAAGGCAGAGCCCCGGTGTAGATAATATCTGGGGTGCCTCCACAAAATGCTTCAGCAGCAGTGAATGGTCGTGACTCTCCCCCGTCACACGTGCTTGCCTGTTCGGCTGTCAAAACTATGGAAGCGGTGTCGCCTGTGCAACACGACGAGGACAGCTCCATCGTCAGGCAATCCGGAAGTACATATCCCGGACAGCATCCAGCCAAACAACAACAGGGAACTCCATCTGGGTCGCCAAAAAGTGACATTACGGTGGGGTCTCCTCGCAAACTGTACACACGGCGACATCGCAGACTTTAGCTGCGAATATGATCGCCTTTCTCGACAGCAAAGTCCAGATGCCGTTGCAGCAATCTTTCTTGTCTTTGTACTCCACAACGTGATTCTGAAACCCGCGTAGTATCTGGTACACAGGCTCAAAAGTTCCACTGGATTCAGACTGACTGCCAAGAGGGTTCTCGTCCCCCATGTCAACCAGCTTCACATCTGACCCAACAACGAGTGGGACGAAGTACGACTCGGGGTCATATGCCAGTACGTACTCCCCCAGACCAGAGAGTTGTGACGTAAATTCCGGAAGGGTTATGTCACTGCAATTATCGTCGATAGATCCAGAGAATGACCCGGTCATCTGCTCACACGGGTCGTCAGTCTCGCCGTTAACTGGAGTAGTTCCGTCCCACTCGGCAAGCTCAATTGTGTAGTACCCTCTCTCGTGTACCTCACTGACAATTCCGTGGAGTACATTCGAATTGCCTCCCCCCAACTGGACTACAGCTCCGACTCCACCTACTGGCTGATGAAGCACGATGAAACCTTTACCAGATTCTGACATCTGCCATGAGTCCTCTGTCGGACCAACTACAGTACCAACTGTGGGGCTCCCTTCGATCAGAACCAGCCTTGCATGGTTCCATATGAGTGACTCACCATGCCCTCCATCTGCTATGTCCACTGGACCGTTGGCATAATATACTCCAGTCCTCCCGTCAGGCTTGCTTGCCTGATTATACCCGGACGCGAAGTTGTTCTTGAACTGAACGACGCCGTACGCTGGGACTGTGGCCCCAGATATGTTGAGCCACTTCGCAGTGTCGGAAAGATTTGATCCCCCTCTGGAGGGTGCAGCAGATCGATCAGTCATTGTTATCCTTCTGCTGCTGGGTCACAGTCTTGACAGCCTGCAAAGACGGAGAAGACAAAAGTCCACGGAAGTGGGATAGCCGTTGTGCTTTAGACGGTATCTTCCGGTCGAACTCGAAATTTCTCGACGCGATCGTACGGTTGACTGGGTTCGTGTTATCCCCGCACGTCAGGATATGCTGGACCTGCTTGATCGCCCCGTCACAACGCAGAGACAGTTTAGGGATTGAATATACGACATGTTTGCCGTAGACGTCAACGAATAAACCAGCGACTGTGGAAACCCACGAAGCTGCGATTGCGTCCAGTGCAGTCTGATTTGTCGTGTATGAAGTAACGCCGTGAGACGCGTCGTACTCCACAATTGTCTCAGCCCTCTGCTGGTGGGTCACATTGAAGAAGCCGATCCCGTTTATATTCACGTCATTGATCTTCTCGTAGTGTGCCCACGCCCCGGTCGTCGTGTCTCTAACCTGCACACTGCATTCCAGCCAAAGGTCTGCCGGTTCAATCGCTCCACCTGCTACTCTGAAGATAGGCTCGTCAAAAAACAGGATTCCGTTCTCCCCGTCGAGGTACATCTCGCGGGACACCACAGGTTCGAATACGTCGGTGTTCAGCCCACCTGGTATTGGTGGTTGACCTGTTTCCTTCTCTGTCTTGTAGTAGGATCCATACACTCGAAAAGGACGGCGTGAATTATCTGGCCGAATATCTTCGGTGTCGATCAGGCGATTCTGGAGCGGAAGGATATAACTGAGATCTGGGACAGAGCCAGACCCGTCTGGGAAGTTCCACGTCTCATCTGCGAATCCCATTACACGGTACGCACGTCTTACGTACCCGTTCGCTTCCTGTTGTTGCTCATCAGTGAGCCCCGTCAAACCAGGAAGAGAGTACGGTTGCGTGGACCCCCAGCCTGCCCCGGGTGCGTAAGGCAAGTCATCAATAGGCATCCACTCACCTGTGTCGGTGTCTCGACCCACTGCTTCCAGTTTCAGTCTAACCTGAGCAATCGATTCAGCGAAGCAGTTCTTCAGGTATCTCGGTGGAGTCTTATCATTTACCGAGGTTGATCCGATGAATTTATTTTCATCAGTGAGGTCGAGGCCGGTGCCGAGTTGTACGACTCTAGGCGGCTCGGATCCGAACCCGAGCGAAACAGTGAAACCATTTTCTTCGAGCAGGTTCTGGGCTACTTCAACAACATCTTCGCATTTCCATGACACAGGTGGGTACACGTCTGTGGGAAGAATCGACACATCAGCGGTCTCCCCCAGAGCGGTGAAAAGAATGGTAGCCAACCCTCTCAGACTCATCACCCGAGAAGCGATATAAGATCCCGCCCGCTGAGAGTTGTACTCACCAGAGATTGACGGGGCTCGTTGCCAGAATATCCTCCGGTCAAACAGGCGGAGCATCATGTGTCGCCTGTCCGGTGTCAGACCTGCAGAGCCGAAGTCGGCCAGACAGTTAGGCAGCGTGATCGTCTCGCCACCCCACCCAAGTGTGACCGTACCCACTTTGGCTATTGCGTCTGTCTGAATGTTGAATGTCAACAGCACAACGTCAGGCTGAAACCCGAGCGTTTGTGTGTACACCAACTCTTTCCTGCCAATCACTCCAGGGTATGACCACGTCACTAGAAGTCTCCCACCGTCGGGATAGCGAAGGCGTTCATGTCCTGCGTGACAATCGCCTCCATGACATACCTCCACCCCGTCCCATACATCTCAGCCCCTTGGATCGAGATGTCCTTCGCAGATTCAAACACGTGTACTCGCTGTGGCCCATGCTCTATAAGAGGAAACAGGGGTCCCGGTGGAGCCTCCCAATCCTGCCTTCCGATGCAGCTGCCCTCCTGGATGTACTGGTACGTGGTCAATGCCTGTAGACCTTGCCGCTGTGGACTCCCTGTCTCCTGCCCGCTGTAAGCCCACTTCTCCCCTCCAGTACCGCGGATTGTCACTCTCTCATTCCACTCGTACAGCCCCGACCCAGTTCGTGTCTCTGTTCGAATAACGAGGAAGTAAGTCCTCCGATTCAGGTACTCTATCCGACCAGTCCATGGTCCGTTGATAAACGAAGGTGGTACAACAACCTTGACACCGTCGAAGGTGTCTGCGTTCATCACGACATGTTCAGTCGGCGTTGCACCGTCGTCAAGGTAGAGCCCGAAGTTCTGGTAGTCGAGGGCGTACGCTTCTCGCAATCCAATCAGTTTGGCAGTAAGGTCTGCCTGCGTAGCTGCATGCCCGCCAACATTATCCGGAACCTGAGCGACACCGAAAATCGTGTACTCAGTAATCTCCCCCATACGACGTCGGAAACGGTCCATGACGGCCGTCTTCGAAGTACGTACCATCACCTCGTCCTGGTCGTGCGAATAGGATCCGTACTTAAAAATCATATGACCCACCTCTCCATATCGTCATCCATCGAGTTTACGGTACTCCTGGCAACAACCGACTCTGATGGAAGGGTGTCGTCCGGTATAACCATCAACGAGCTTTGGAGTTTCTCCAGTTGCTGACTCGGCTGCCTTGGGGGCAGTTTCATCTCTTCGTCCACACGAGCGAACGCTTGTGTTGGGTCAACAGGGAATAGTGGGGGTATTGTTATGCTTACAGTTGAGGTGGGCGTAGGCGAGGCTACTGCCTGCACATACTGCGTCCTGCGTACTTCTGCCGGAACACCCTCGACAGCTCGCATGATGTGGGGGGTAGCTGCCTTCCCGAAGAATGTCTCAGGTGACATAACGTTTGCTGGTGCGACTGAAGCCGGTTTGACTGTACTCACCTCAACCTTCCCGCCCACCGACGGGATGCCGGTTGTTGGGTTCGCTGCCGGGCCACTCCGGTCTACTCTCGGAGTCGGAGAAGCCGGACGCCCCTGTGCCTGCCTCGCTGGCTGTGCAGACGCTGGTTTGTGGACGTGCTCTTGTGGCACTACCCACTTCACCCCACGTCCGAGCACGTCTGGGTTATAGGCTGCCGTAATCGGCACCCCTTTTGACTGTGCAGACGGGTAAGGGCTTGCTTGTTTGAATGTCTCCGTCTTCGGCCTGTCGGGGTCTACCGGAGGGACAGCATTCCCTGGTGGCGTGACTCCTTCACGCACGACCTGTTCACGTTGAGCCCCCTCAATGATATCTCTCGTCCGCACCAGCGGAGAGACATCACTCGGAGTCTCCGCCAACAAACGGATCAAAGCGAGGGTGTCTTCCATAGTCTACTATCCAATTCAGCAATGCCCGGTTCCGGAGGAATATGGGGTCACGTCGAAGAAGGGTCGGAGGGTCGTTCCTGTACTTCCAGAAATGCCTCCATGTCGCAGCCCACCTTGGATCTGATAAACCTTTCGGACCTTTCCAGTGTCCTTTGCCGCACCCGACGTGCGTTTCACATGGGACTGATACCCCTTTCGGTATCAGCTTGGGTTGACCATTCGGGTACCGCTGAATAACTCCAGTCTCATGGTCAACACAGAACTGATTGCAATCAATACAACTCAGTAAGCTCAATGACGGTTTCGAATAATGCAGGGTGACACTGTCCGCAAGGTGATGAAGATCATTCTCTTCATCTTCGACAGAGTACCCTGTGACGAAGCTCACCACTTTGGAGGCTTCCGCGTCCGTGGTGACTTCTCCTGACAGAACAAAAGGGGGAGAGATTGCTTGCCGTAGTGCTTCCTGCACATCTGACCGGGCTGTCTCTTTCCAGAGTTGTCTCCGTGCCCATGTCATCTGGCGGCACAACCTTCCCCCGAGATCAATAGTAAAACCGTCGTCGAGCTTTTCTGGGATCATCTGAACTAACCTGCCGGTGAGATATCAATATACATTTCGGCCCCAAGTTCGAGTTGGTCCATCACTGCTTTGTTCACAGTGCCCAACTCCAGCTTGCCGTACGGAGTCCATTTGAAGAAACTTTCATTCTCGGGACTCCCGCTGGTGACTGGAGTCATACGAACCATTCCACCTCCGTCACCGTGCAACTCAAGACTCTCGACTTTCATCTTTGCTCTGATCGACATCTCCACTCCTTATGTATTGACCAACACAATGTTAAAGGCTTCTACTGCTGACGGAGTCGCCTGCCGTTTAGCCTCCCACGTACACTCCAACCTGATCTCGTCCCGAGCACCCTGAATGGACGGAGACTTCGGTACATAGATCGCCTTGGGGATGTTGATTGTGCAAGAGTCATCCCCATTCGTAAACGTCAACAACTGCTGGACACCATCCACGCTGTCTCTGTGATCCCAGTAGACATCTTTCGTTCCAGCGACATATGGGATACTGGTCGCCAGCAAAGTCTGTCGTGGCCCGGTTGATACGTCGGTCACAGTAGGTGACGCATTCCACCCCTCCACGAGTCGATTGTCGATCACGAACACAAATGCGTTTATGTCGATATCGACTGTGGCGATCTCGTAAGATGAGCCAGTGAAGCCAAACAGGTTATCAACTGTGCCGTCAACCCATGAAGTTCCTGAATCCTCTATCTCATCGTCAGCCACCCACTCACACTCAGCTGACACTGGCATGGTCCCAGCCTGGCCACGAATGATCATCTTATCTATACGTGAGTTCGTGTACTTGTGGACCGCACCGATCTTGTCAATGATATTCGTACAGGTCGCTACTGCCTGGTTTGCCTTATATGCCCCCGAGTTAAGCGTGGTGCCAGCAAGAGGCAACAGTTTCATCAGGATCGGGATAGTCAGATCGTGATATGTGGTGTACCGAATCTTACGACGACCGGGTGCCGTGCGGTTAATCAGCGGATCGCGGTTGCCGCATATCTCATCCGGGTTCTGTACCCTCTCGAACTCGCTCTGATCGCGGAACTTGGCGAAACAAAATTTCGCCCCATCGATCATCATGCGAGCGTCGATTGCAACTGACATCAGTGATGAAGACATGCTGGCCTCTTATCTATGGTGCCTGACCATAACCTGGAAAACAAGTAACTCAACCTGCTGCTCATTGCGGATGAGGGCCTGGGCATCCGCTGGAACCTGACGCAGAACATTCACTACATAAGGATCAAAGATTGTGGGGTCTGTATTAGCAAGGAATGGATGGGGAACAGTGAGCAACTTTTTCCGAATCAGATTCTTCCACACACTGTACGTCTGGATGTTCTCATGCTGGTGGGCGGCTGAATCTACTATCTGTATAGTAATTCGGATAGCCTCGTCATCTGCACAGTTTGTGCCCCCACCTTCTAACTCATTCACCGGCATTGGGGTGATCAGTATCCCCGGCATCACGAGGCTTTGCAACCCGACTTCGTTCGAGCGGTTTCGATTGCTCCCGTCGATGACTCTCCATATCCGAACGGCTTCGGGAGAAACCTGCCGTACAGCCTCGCCTCCGTACGCGATGAAAGCACGCTGTGCCGCCATCAGCGTAATCATCTTGTGAGTCACAGAGAGGATGTGTCCGCTCGGATTATCGGTGGCCATGCTTACCTCGCTCTGCTAAGTAAACTATACCACGCACCCGGAGCGGTCTTGTGCCGCACACGTCTGGCGTCGGACGACCTCGCCTCGTTGAAGGCCTCAGCCAGTCGAGTCTTAGACACCAACATCTCTGAATGGTTGCCGACTACTTTCGCCCCATACTCGTCCTCACAGAGACGCTGGAGGAGTACCTGCATCGGGCCGTCATTCACGTCTATCATCGTAGACGCGTTGTACACCGCGTCAGTAGCTGCCGCCGTCGTATCGTGAACAGTGCATACAGTTGCGGATGTCACCCCGGTGACACGCAGTTCGTAGCAGTCCTGATTGAGCAGAACGTCATTGCCCGGGGTATCCCCGAACTCGTTCGTCGGGTGATCGCCATTCTTCGACACCCGCAAGAGTACGTTGTTCCAGTCTGTGGTAATAACCGGATCAGAGAAAGTGGCAGTCCCACCAGATACTGTCACCGTCCCTGTCCGGATTCTCGCGATCGCGTTCGGCGGACGCCGGGCGATGTATAGGTATTGAAGTGGAACATCGACTGGTTGGTATGACGGAATCCAAAGACTCCACTGCTGTGGGTTCGCGGAATCGCCTACCAACGCATATCGAATAGGGAGAGCTGTCGAATACTGGAGCCCCCCGAGGATCTGGAAGTTTTCAAGGATACTCAGTCGTACCGGCATCGAAGAACCGTTGTCGATGATCTGCACGATGTCGCCGACTTCGTACGGTAGCGGGTATACCAGTTTCTGCAAAACATACGTCTCTTCTGTCAGGTCGGCTGCAGGAGCGTTCGATGCTGCCAGCTTAATCACCGTGCTGCTGGTTCTCTCTGTGACAGGGAACCACTGCCCTACCAGCCGAATGTGTTTACCCACTGCATCCGTCGGCCACGTGGCACCTGTCAGTGTGACCTCTGACGCATCTACATCAAAGTCTACGGTGCCGGTGTCCTGCCCAGCGTAGACGATCAGAGAACTCTGCCGGTGGAAGTACCCCCAGTCATGCATAGACATAAGACGCCCCCATGCGTTCAGAACAGACGTACGCACCTTGGCCTCCAGCGTACCGGCGAGGACGGCATTGAGCTGGACGGAAAGATGGGACATCATGTCTGAGACGGTTATCATGGGGGGCCTTAGAGCCTACCGGGCTTACGCAGGAATGGTTGCTGGATCCACAATCGCTGGTGCGGGTTCAACTGGTGCAGGCTCGGCCGGTGGAGCCTCTGGTTCCAGCACTGGGTGCGGCTCGTCAACGACTGGTGCTGGTGGATCAGGAACAGCTGCCAGTGCTGCTGCAGATTCCTCTTCCTGCTGCTTGGCTAATGCAGCTGCAGCTTCGTCAGCCAGTCTGGCTTCTTCAGCGAGCCGAGCTTCTTCTGCAATCCGAACTCGCTCAACTTCAGCCGCGGCGGCTGCAGCTTCTTCCTCCGCAACTTTCCTGGCCAGTTCTTCCGCTGCGGCATCCGCTTCAGCTTTGACCCGAGCTTCTTCCGCAATCCGAGCTTCTTCAGCGGCAGCGGCTTCAGCAGCAAGAGCCTGAGCTTTGGCAGCCGCTTCAGCTTCGGCAGCAGCGGCAGCAACTTCAGCAGCAATACGATCGGCCTCGGCTTTCGCGGCAGCCTCAGCCTCTGCAGCAGCGGCGGCAGCTTCAGCAGCAATACGATCGGCCTCAGCTTTTGCATCAGCCGCTGCCTGCAGTCGTGCTGCCTCCGCTTCCTCCGCCTCCCGTGCGATCTTCGCACGAGCTTCGAGTTCTTCCGCCGTCATCACTGGGTCTGCTGCGAATTCCAGAGTCCCATTGAGTCGATTCAATAGACCCAACAGAAGGGTCACGTACCCACCCGAGCCGAGCTTATTTAGGAGCCCGATCTCGATCTGTTTCATATCGCCCTGAGTCATTTTCGCCACGGTACACTTCTCCTTGATTTTTGTTGAATTCAGCCCTGTCGCGGGACTAATGGTATATTCGTCGGTGGATTTCGTCCAGAGTTCTCGGAGCGGCCATCGCCTCGTCAGCCGTGACCACTTTGGTGTGCTTCGCGATGATCTCTTCTTTCAACTCCTCGACGGATGCCTTTTCGTAGGCTGGGTTCGATTGGTAGTCAGCAAGCAGACGCCCCATCGAGGTGTCGTTTATCCGCACTCTCTGTGGTACGGGGGCCTGCTGTACTGGATGATTTTCCCAGTCCCCCTCGACCTGTTTGTTGTCCTCCCTTGCATTCCGTTGCACGTCAGCCAGTGTATTCTTGTGAGTAACGATATACCGTGGATCCCCGGGCTCGTCTACCAGTCCACGGTAACATACTGCATCCGACGGGAGTTCCTCCCCCGTCTTAGCCTTGTAGTTCTTCCGGTACAAGTCAAGCATCTCCGGGCAGCCTGCGAACTGTTGTTCAAGACTCCCGGCGTTCCTCGTGACAAACTGATCGTTGACCCCTCCACTCGGCGACTTCTGAGTAGCGAGCATCGCCGCTGTGTTGATACTCTCACCATCGGCAAGCATCCGCTCGAATCTCTCGATGGCTTGCGGCCCTGCCTCTACCACTGCCATCCACTGCAACTCGTCTTTCATCTGGGGAAATCTCTGGCTCACTTCAATCCTCACTTCTGGGTTTTGTTTTTGGCGTCCATCATCTCCTGCGTCTGCACAAGTTTCAGAGCGTGCATTTCATCACTCTGCTGCATCTTCTGCTTCGTCAGGATATCGTTCCATTGAATCCGAGCCAACGCCGGGGCGGCTGCCCCCGTTGACTTGTACTGAGCATCGACAAGTCTCGCTGCCGTCTTAGCTCTGATCTCTTCGATCTCGGCCTGTGTCTTACCTGCTTCAAGCTGCAACATCTGCTCCTGCTGTTGCTGAATAGCTGGATCTGGCTTCTGCTGCCATGGGCCGAAGTAAAGGTCTTCGGGGTTTCGCATCTGCATTGCAGTTGCGAACCGATGGAGAAACGCGTTTAGCGGCTTCTCGTCGCCGGTCATCTGTGAATAGACCTGCACGATTGGCAAGTAGAACGGTGCCAGTGAATTCAGATCGGCAATGTCTTTCTCGCGAGACGGCCGACGCATGTCCATTGCCTCGACCCATACCTCAATCTCTCGGCTGAGTTCAGACAGGGACACATTCGCGAAGAACATATCCCACGCCGCCGACCCCCATGTGCCGAGGAGGGGAACAAGTCGAGGCCCGCGAATGTACATCGCAGACAGCCATAGTTCTTTGGTGCCGCATGCCACCACAAACTGATGCACGTCAGTAGCCATCTTCTCCGGGCGAACATTTGCCGCCGAGGTTCGTGCCTCAACATCCGATGACACCCGAGCCTGTTTCTGCGAGATCCCATAGTGGATGTCATCAAGCCCTGTCGCCATCTGGAACTGACCGTCGAGGTATTGGATCCACTCCAGCAAGTTCCCACCGATCTCCGGCCGGGGAAGGAACCCGACGATCTGTTGAATCGTCTGGTTGCTTGCTGAGTTGATCTTGATAATCGCTGGGTTGTTCTCACTGCGAAGTGCGGTGTCGATGTCTTCCGCATATGCCCCGAGAGCAGCCACAATATCCCGCCGTCGATCCCATGACATGGTCAGGTGAGAAACAAGGAGGATATTCATCGCGAGCAGACTGCCGATACCGGGTCCGAGCACTGCCATTGGCCAGCACGTTCCGGTTACCGGGTAGAAGTCCATAAGCTGGACTGGCCACTTGCGTACCTTCCAGAGTTCGAACACGGATCCCATCGTCTGACTGTTCGGGTGGGCTGAAGTCCTCCACCGCAAAGCGTTCCGGATGTCATCTGGAGTGCCATGTAGCACTAACTCCGGTGGCAGATTTAACGGGTGAGTCAAGTCTCTGGTCATGCAGAGGTAGGCGTTGTCGCCAGTCAACTGGTCAAGGGCTTGCCCCATGGTCGCATTGACCCCAGTGACGCGAGCCCCTACCCCTGCAATTGACCAGACTTCTTTCCATTCCAACAGGTCTCGGTACATCATCCCGTTTGTATGCAGAGCCGTCGTCGTGTACTCAGCCGAGATGTGTGTGCCTTTACCTTTCAGGTACCCGGGCGGCAGGTTGAATCTGCGTTCGACGACCCAGACAGGCTCGATGTGGGTGCGGGACATCCACGTGACGTCGCGGAGAGCCGGATCTTTGGCGTCCGGGTCGAGGAGGAGGTTGTCTACCGAATCGTAGAATGTACCTACAAGCGTCTCACCTGTTTCTGGATTGTCGTAAGTTTCAGTCCAGCCACATCCACGCCCAGTGACGAGAGCGTCCTGTATGATCAACTCCAGATCGATCTTAACTCCGCCCGGGTGTGTCTGTTGCACATGCTCCAGAACTGCAGAGGCCAGGTTGTTACGCACCTCTCGACGGGCGTTGTCCATGTCCTGCATCTGCTGGATCTGCTGAAGCATGTCCTGATCAGTAACACCGACCATCTGTGCCAGTGCCACCTGATCCGGTTGCTCGACAGACCGAACTTCGCGTGAGGGATTCTGCCAGTAAAGTGAAGGGCCGATGATCGCAACAAGCTCGAACGCTTTGTTGAGGCTCACCATAAACTGGGGCTCGGCCACTCCTGGGTAGAATGTCTCCCGGAAGTCTTTCTCCCACATTGCCTTGGCAGAAGATCCGAGAAACTGACGGCATAATTTCGCCATCATCGTGAAGCGTTTCTTGTTCTCTTCGGCAGCACGCAGCCGGGCAAACCATTGGCTGACCAATGGACCCAGAAGGTATTGCTGAACTTGCTCCACGGTTGGCTGCATTATTTATCTACCTGTAACGACGGCCACAGAGCCCGTGTACACCAGGCTCCCTTTTTTCGGACGTTGGGGTTTTTCAACCTCTCGTCCCCAATAGGAACAACACCTATCAGCTCCGCTGTCACTGAACCCTTTGGGGGGAAGTACCGGATAGTAATCATCCCCCCGTCGCCGAGACGAGTAACAAATGCCACCATTGGGACATCGTTTGTCTGCCCCTCTGGAAACCACCACACGGTTTCTCCGAGAGACACCTCGGTCTCGTACCCATCGATCATGTACTTGCGAGTAAAGTCTGTAGTCTTCACTGTCATTCCTTCTGGGGGATTCTGGAGTCTTTGGAAAATTTCCGTTCAGGCAGTTCTTCGATCACGACAGGTTGGGGGTATACCTCAATTTCGTACATCTCCCGCACCTGCCATTTGCGTAACTCTTCAGCACTTTCAACATGAAACAGTATTGTCCCCTTCCCTCCGTACGCGTCTGAGGAAAGCATCACTTGGTGTACGATCTCAGTCAGGCCGGTTGGGTTCAGCAGTGACGGAACACCGAGGGTAAGGGTTGTTGCCGAGGTACACCACATTCTGATTTTCATTAGTCTCTTCCTGGGGGTTATGGTATGCCCAGCACAATGCTTCTACCCTGGGCTGGTTTGTTGTTCGCTGGTTTTGTGAGCCGCTCCATCATCGTCTTACCTGACTGGTAAGCCAGGGTGCCGGGGTCCATCGGGATTGGGGCTGGAGGAGGTGTTACGAACACAGGATCGTGGCCAGCATAATACTCGGCCGTATCCAGGACGTCATGGACCTGCCCCGGGGCGAGCTTGTCCTGTACATCTTCTTTGGAGACGTTCTTCAATGTCTCTTCGAGCTGCTTTACAAGTCCCGGGCACATGTGAGTCAGAACTCTGAACTGCGGTCTTCCACACGGTCGTCCACGCATCCATGCTTTGAGCTTCATCGCCCGGGTCACCCAGGTCGTTTCGCCCCGCTGGAAGATATCGCCTGTAAGGAGGCACCGCAAGCCGACCTGTGAGAACTCGTGCGAATACTGAGCGAAGATGGACCATTGGAACCCCGGGGGAGTCTGATCCCCGGCTTTTGCGTCCCCGATGAACCCTACGTACGGTCGGCCGGGATCACATGCTTTTGCTCGGAAAGCCATCTCTTTGGCGTCGATCCGTGGTATATTCATCTCTCGAAACACAATATGGTATGGCTGGTCGTGGTCCCAAAAGCTCCGCGGCGGGATCGCCACCCAGAGCAAAGCCGGACGGCTCGTCCCCGGGTCGAGAATCAAGTATGTCGCCCAATCCATCGGGGCATTCCAATTCAGTTTTCGCATTGCCTCCGTGACTCTGTCATTCGTTGGGCTGCCCTCACCGTAGTCCACCG